TCGACCTCGAGCAGAGGATTAGGCTGCATTTCGGGATTGTGCGGCGGATGATTCTGGGGCCGAAGTCGAAGAGCCGTAACCTGTACCGGAGACTGGTGACTGAGCTTTCGGTTCTTTACCGCACGCCACCGAAGGTGACGAATCGTTATGGCGGCGCGGATGCTCTGCTAGGGCCGGATGGGATGTTGGCGAGATCCGGGCTTTGGCCCCAGATGAGAAGCGTGCAAACGTTCGCGCTCGGGGTGCGCGAAGAAGCGGTGCGTGTCGAGTTCGACCCGATCAATGGCAGGCCTGCTTATCGTCAGGTGCACGCGGATAATATGGTGGGCCGGTCGCGGGCGCTTGACCCCGGCGTCCCGGTCGAGATTCGGGAGTTGCGCTGGTACGAGCTCCCCGGGATGGGCGGGCGATGGGCATGGGATATCCTCTCGATCGAGGACCCCGACCGGCCCTTTTATCGGATCGAAGAGGTTCGAGGCGACGGCCGGGATGGTGAGGACATCACCCGGCTAGTGCTGGGGCGGGACGTCAGTGGGGATGCGTATCCGTATCGGTGGACGCAGGGACCTCGACGGGGGATGCCGTTCCTCCCGTATGTGCTGTACCATGCCGATATCTCGTCGCAGCTCTGGGACCCTTACGCGTGGATTGAACTGGCTGACGCGGCGCTCGATGTGGCTGCGGCTTGGACGTGGTGGGGTCATCTGCTCTTCAAGGCTAGTTGGCCGCAAAGGTACGGGATCGACGTCTATGTCGAGGGTATGATCCCGGAGGAGACGGATGGAGGCCTCCGCACCGAGATGCCGGCGGACGCGTCGAGCCTTATTCACCTGCGGACTCGATCGGGCGCGGTAAACCCGCAGGTCGGCCAGTGGCAGCCGAGCGCGGATATTCTCAATACAGCGCAAGCTATCGGCCTCTTCGAGAGGGGGTGCAGCGATATCGCCGGGATTGACGCTGCACACATCGTTCGGGAATCGTCGGATGCCTGGTCGGGTGCGGCGTTGTCGATTTCGCGCGATGGAAAACGGGAGGCGCAAGCGCTGTATCAGCCGCAGTTTGAGCCTCGGGATGTCGAACTAATGGAAAAATCGGCGGCGTTGGTCAATCTATCGGAGACGCTCTCCGCTCCTCTCCCCGAGGAAGGATACCGCATCCTCTACGCGCCGATCGGACTGGCCTACCAGGAGCTCGAGAGCAGAAGGAAGCACCACACCGAGCTCATCACGCAGGGCCGGATGTCGCTGACCGAGGCGTATCAAGAGGAGCACCCCGGTCTAACCCTCGAGGAGGCACGCCGGGCGCTGGTCGATGCCCGGGTCGAGGCGCTGCGCATCGATTCCGAGGCCAAGGCGCAAGCGCAAGCCGAGGGCCTCATCCCAGCCGAGGCTGCGGCGCAAACCGAATCCGAAGCAGAGGGCGAAGAGGAAGAGGTCGAGGAACCCGAGGAAGAGATGGACGAGGGGGATGAGGACGAATCCACGGATGAAGTCCCGATGGACCAGGTGCACGCGCTAGTACTCGATGCGCTGGATGATGGCGATGTCGAGGCAGCCAAGCGGATTTTGCAAGGGAGCAAGTATGCCGTATCGTCCACCGACTGAGGTGCGGGAGGCGGCTCGACGTGGGCTCGAGCTGCGCGCCGAGCAGCCCCCATCGAATCGAGCGGGGACGGCGGTGGGTCTGGCTCGGGCGCGCGATCTGTCGAATGGCGAGCGGATTTCAATCGCAGTCATCCGCCGGATGATTAGTTACTTCGCCCGGCACGAGGTGGATAAGCAGGGCGAGGGATGGGGGGTCGACTCCAAAGGCTACCAAGCGTGGTTACTTTGGGGTGGCGACCCCGGCCGGCGGTGGGCGAAAGCTATGTTAGAGCGGCACGAACGAGCAAAGGAGCGCAATAATGAGTGATTACACCAAAGAGCAGTATGACGCACTCGCGAAAGAGCTCGCGACCTACAAAGCGCAAGCGTCGGTCGCGGAAAAGCTGGCAAATGAAATCCAGCAAATCAAATCGCAGCTCGAGGGCCGGGACGCGGCGCACCAACGGGAGATGGCCTTTTTCCAGGCTGGGTTATCGGACCCGAGCGTGCGGGAGGTTTTCGGCTTGCATTTCGACCGGCAGGCCCAAGTCGAAGGCGGAATCAAAAACCCGTCGGATTGGCTGGCGGGGATGCGCGCCAAGCCCGAAGCGGTCCCCGCCGTGCTGGCTGCGCTCCTGCCTCGGGATGCGGGCAAGCCGTCGACTACGACCCCGTCAGCACCACAGGCCCCGAGCGCTCCCGCTGGCCAGTGGCTCCCGCAGCCGTCCGGAGCTGGGGTGCGCGCTGCCCCTGCTGCTGGGCCTGCGTACACTGCAGAGCAGGTGCAGGGCATGAGCCTGCAGGACTTCGCCCGCAATTATGAGGCGATCGTCGGCAGTAATCCGGAGCTCAAATCGCAATTCAGCGCCCGGCTTCCTTGGGGTGGCACTAGCCCTACGGGTAAAGCGTCGAATTGAATTTGACGGGGTATATCCCCACGTGTAACAATAAGCAATGCCCCGTCGCGGGGCGCAAATAGGAGGCCCCCCGTGGCAGACGAAATCCTCAGTGGTAGTGGCGGCGGTCAGAATATTCTCGTGTCGGCGGTCGCGTCCAAGATGGCGATGTTGCTGCTGGCGGATCGGGCGTCCTACCGGAATCATCCGGCGCTGGTGAACCTCGGTGAAGACCTCATCGGGTCGACCACCGAGCAGTTTACGCAGTACGGTTTGGACGGCTATGACCTGATGAGCAGTGTGACCGAAATTCAGTCGGTAAGCAATCAGGCCCTGACCACGGCCAAGAAGACCGTCGCCCCGGCCCGGCATGCAATCGCGTATGATTATTCCGATTACATGGCCACCCTCGACCAGACCGGGCAGATCAATTCGCAGCGGTTGGCTCTGTCCATCGTCCAGTCCGCAAATATGACCTTTACCAATAACATGGCGAAGATGCTGGACGATTTCGCTACCACTGTCGGGACCTCCGGTGTGGCCTACACTCACGATACCTTCCTCGCGGGTCAGTTCAAGCTTTTGCAGGCCAAGGTCCCCGGTCCGTACCTGCGAATCATGAAGCCGAAGCAGTTCACGGATTGGCAGGCGGATTTGGAGACCCGTGGTGGCGTCACTCAGTGGCGGGCCGCGTCCGAGGATATGCAGGCTTTGCGCGGGCTTGGGTTCCAGGGCTACTACAATAACATCGAGGTCGGGGTTTCCGACCAGGTGCAGTCCGCGAATGCGAATGCTGACTGGGCCGGCGGGATCTTCGGCCGTGGTGCCCTTGGGTTCAAGGAGCTTATGATTACCGCTCGTCCCGTCAGCGCATTCATTATCCTCGAGGCTGGCCCCGTGCGCGTCGAGGAGATTCGCGGCGGTCGCAGCGAGGAAACCGCCATCCGTGGCACCTACTACCACGCGTTTGTGGAGATTGAAGACCTCCGGGGCGTTACCGAAATCAGCGCCCAGTGAGCCGAATCACCTGATAGGAGAAGCGCACCATGCCCGTTGTTGGACAATCTGCGGCTAGTCCGCCACCATCGCAACCCCCGGGAGGGGGCAGGGAACCGAAAGCAAGCCGGCGAGCGCTCGAGATTTCGACGCTTGACACCAAGCATGATTTCGTTTTCATCTGCCATCCGCTGCGGTGGGATGTCTACCTCACGGAGCAGGGTGCGGAGATTCTCCCCGCGATTACTGAGTTGGAATTCCAACCCGGTCTTGCGGGCGTTCTTCCCGTCAAAGGTGAAATGAACGGCGACCCATCCTATGCGATCACCGCGAAAGTGAGCAAGGGGTGGGTCGTCGTCCCCGAGGATTTCGAGGTGACCGCGTTTGGTGAGCGTCGGCGCGGGTATCGCCACGTGTACGACGGTCGCGGTGGTCCTGATTCGCACGTATGCTCGGTATGGCAGCGTCCATACCAGGTGGGCGGTCAGGCATTCGTCCAGCGGGATGAAGCAGGATTCCTGCAATTCCTGCGGGACATTGCCGCTAAAATTATGCCGCCGATTGACCCGAATGCGCGCCGAGCCCTTGAGAGCAAGCTCCGGGAGATGCACCGGACGGCGGCGAGCGCTCGCAGCAAAAGCTATATGGCGGAATCGGTGGCCGAATTGCTCGAGCGCAAGCTGGTCGCATTCGCTCGCCCCGATATCGCGGCCCCGTCGACCCGCGCCGGCCGGGCCCCGAAGGCTGCTCCACGTGCGACTCCGGGGGATGAGGATGCCTGAGATCGAGCAATATCGGGCGGAAATCGAAGAGGCTAACCGGGCAGCCAAAGAGGCTATCCGCGCCCAGCTTATCGCGGCGGCTAGTTCGGTGGTAGAGGCGGATGTCATCGAGCCCGTAGCGGTCGTGGAGTCGCCCGATGTCGAGTGACCCTCGTCCTCTGTCGAGCTGGGGGACGCGGGGACCTCCTTGGCGCGCCGCTGACCCGGCCCGGCCTCGACAACTTGATGAATTTCCCTCGCTCGAGGCCTCGATGGGCGCGGTGCGCCGTGGAGGGGATGGTGAGCTCCCCGGCGTCCGAGCCACCATGGACGAATTGATGGCGCAAGAGGTGGGCGGGGGGTGCCGGTCCGATGTGGCCAGGGCCCAGGTCCAACGAATTGCAGAGAGTTACGACCGCGACGTGCGAATTGGACGCGACCCTTACCCGATTCGGAGGGACTAATTATGGCCAGTGAATTGATTGAAAAGGCGCTCGGCTACGGCCTGAAACATGTGGTGTGGCGGGTCGGGACGGCGGACCTTGTCGCTTCGGCGGCGGCAGCCAACGTCAATGTCGCGGTTTTGCCCGCTAAAGCGGTGGTCCTCTCGGCGTGGTACGACTTGGTCACGGTGTTTACGTCGGCGTCAATTACCGGCCTCACCTGTCAGGTCGGAGTGTCGGCCGATACTGACGCGTATGTGACTGCGGGCGAATTGCTTTCCGGGCCTCCCACCGCTGGCCGGCGGGAAATCAAGGGAGCGTGGATCGACGGCGATGCGCGCACGGTGCTTGCCCGATTCACGGCGACCGGGGGGAACCTCGGTAACGGGACCGCATCGAATCTGACTGCGGGCAAGGTCGATATCCACGTGATCTACACCGTCGCGAAGGACGCGTAATATGCCTACTTCACTCCGCACGAATATGCACCTTGAGTTGTCGGCTATCCTGGACGCGGGGATCTCCGGGGTAAACGCACAGGCACAGGTCGGCATCGGCGCGCTCTCCGAAACCGTTTCGTGGACCGACGGGAACGGCTCGGGGCAGGCAAATCGAATCTATTACGCTGAACGCACGCTGACTGCGGGCTCGAACGAAACCCTCGACTTGGCCGGCGTCCTGACGGATGTTTACGGTAACACTCTCACCTTCGCGAAGGTGCTGGTAATCGCCGTAAAGAATGTGGGGACGGTGGCTAGCCGGATTGAGTTTGGCCCCAATTCTTCTAATGGATTCGGGACCAATACGTTCTTCGGGGGGTCCACCCATCGAGTGAGCGTTAATATCAATTCGGGCGTAGCCGTCCTCTACGCTCCTGCGGGCGCGACCGTCACGGCGGGGACTGGCGATTTGCTGTACGTGGAAAACATGAGCGGGGTCAACGCGGCGACCTACCGGATCGCCATCCTCGGGACGACCTGACATGCCTGTCACCCGCACCGATTACGCTCCGGGCGCTGAGATCCCTGATTGCCTGCAGAAGGATTTGAATTCGATCATTTCCTTCCCGGTCTATCGGGATGACGCGGTTGTGGCCGTAACCGCTGCGGGCTCCTCGTTTTCGATGCGCCGGCCTGATGGGTCGCTGCTCATCACTGGCCGGGCGGTGTCGGTGGTCGGTGGCGTCCCCCAGGTCACGATTACGTCAGCGGATGTCACCAACGAACCGTATCAAATGGGGTATCGTGGGGAGTGGACGCTGGTAATCAGCGGAACCACGTACACCTATCGGAACGAAATCGGAATCGTCCGGTATGCCCCCACCCTTCCGATCAGTGACAGGAATCTCACTGGACGGCATTCTAAGATCGACACTTGGCTAGCCGGGACGGGTCAGTCTACGTGGCAGGCTTGGATCGATCTGACCTGGTCCGAGTGTCAGCGGTGGCTGATTCAAAAAGGCAACCGTGCCCACCTAATCGTGCAGTCTTCGGATTTGGTCGATTTGATGCGCGTTTGGACGATGAGGAATATCCTCATGGATATCCTTTCCAGCCAAAACGGCGAACGGTTCCGCGATTTGTTTGAGGAATACAAGCGGCAGCTATCGGAGTTTCAGTCGACGCTTTCGTTCGCTTATGCCCACGATGACGATGTAGTCCCCGATGATCAACGCAGGGCGGCGACTCCGGTTGTTTTTCTGGGCACCTCGGGGATGTTGGACCGCTGGAATCGGGGCTTTGGCTGGAATCCTGACCCGTGGGATCCGTGATGCTGCCGATGCTCCCGGATGAGGTCCATCAAATCATCACGAATCGAATTGCGGCCCTCGTCCCTACCGACGGATACTCGAGCGATTCCGCGCTTGGGTATGCCCATTCGGCGCAGGATGCATGGCGGCAGGTGACCGAGCCCCTCATTCCGGAGTCAGCGCCGTCGACGCTGGCTCACTTGGCGTTCTTCCTGGATGATCGCACGTGGGACAATACTGACGGGATGTTGGCCACCGATGAGTTGCTGATCTCGAATCTCGTCACTGTGCGGTGGCTCTACCAAATGCGACCCCACGATATGGTCCGCGATTGGCGAGCCTCGGGCCGGGCGGCGGCGCACTTACTGGCGTGGCTGCGTGCGGATGGGTGGTCGGCGGAAATCAACATCCACCCCGAGGTAGGCCAGCTCCTGCTACGCACTCCCGCAGGTGGAGGGGAGTGGTTGGCGTGTGAGCTGCGACTGCGCGTTTACTATGCTTTGTCATCCTATATCCCTGCATAAGGAGGCCCCATGGCCGTCGTAACCTCAAAGCTCGTCGCCAGTATCATCGGCTCGGATGCCTCCGGGACGCCCGTAAACTACACTTTCGGCCCATTCCCCGGGAATATGGACCTCTCCCTCGAGGGCCTGCAGGCTGGCCAGGTCGAGGGTATCGCCGTGCTTTCGAACGGCACCTTTTTGGAAATGGTGGAGGGGGACGACGTCCCTGTGACGTTCAGCATTACTCTGCTGCATGACGGCAAGCTGATCGATAATTCGACCGGAAAGCCGCTGAATATGGCGCTCAATCTCGGGACCTACGCCAGCGGAACCACCAAAGACCCGGGTGGGCTGGTGTGGTCCGTGGATGTCGTCGTCACGATGACCCGTTCCGGGGTGTCGTCTACGATCACCCTGCGTAATTGCCGGCTGACTGCTTCTTTCGCCACCGCGAAGGAGGGCAACACCATCAGCCTGTCGGGCACTGCCTATGGGACTGGCACCCTTCGCCCCGTGACGATCGCCTGATTCGATTAGAGTAAAGATTTTACGTGGAGAAGCGCATGGAATCCATCACCGTCGGACGCCGGGTAATCCCCATCGTCCCCCCCGATAGACTCGACATCGTCGCCTTGCTCGAGGCGTTCATCGCGGCTAGGAGCAAGCCCGCAGCGCTCGTCCGCCTGCGACTAGCAGCTATCGGGCTCGGGTGGTGGGCGGCAGTGGACTCCATGCCTGACCGGACCCCAGCAGACAAGGCAGAGCGAGCTGGGGCGAGGCCTCCGTTTGCCCGGCTCGAGGAGGTTGACTGCGACCTGTTGATCCTCGGGCGTCGGGTGGGGCAGGCCCTCGGGGATGACGCGGTCGAGGCCCGGGTCGAGGGTGACAGGCTGGCGGCGGATTGGTTCCGCCTGGTCCTCCCGTCGGATTCGGCGAGGGAGAATGCCCGGGGAAACTCCGAGGGGAGGGCGGTCGCTGGTGGCGCTACCTCCTCCGACTCGGGAGCCAGCATTACCGCGACCCCTTCGCCTGCTTCGAGCTAGACCCCCGGAGGCTGGCCATGTTGATCGAATGGGATCAAATCGAGCGCGAAGAAGAACAGCGCACGGACACCCCATCCGATAGCGTGGCCCCTGCCCCCGATGCAGAGCCCGGCGAGCGATTCGCTTGGCTCATGGGGGGATGATGGTCAGCGATCGATTCTGGCGGATTCAATCTGACTTCTGGAACTCGCATCCCCGAGCGCAGAAGAAGGCGGAAAAGCTATATATCCGCGACAAGCCAGGCCAGCGGGTGTGGGCTTACTTGAATGATGGTTCGCAGTGGGTGGCCAAACCGCGAAAGAATCCGGAAGGGATGTACTTTTCGGTGGTCCGCCTTGATCCGAAGCTTCAATCAGACATGCTTCGATTGATTACCGACCTTGCCCCGATGCTCACGGATGCGTTTGATCGGCATTTCGGGCAGCTTGTGATCGATGCGTTCTTCGCGTGGCCGGAAAAGACGGGCCTGTCTAAATCTATGCTCGAACTGCGTTACTTCACGACCAATAATGCAGAGCGGTTCCACGGGGCCATCGTCCCCCGGGCTCCTTATTCGATTTATATCAAAGGCCGTCCGTTCTATCGGTTGCTCGAATCACAAGCGATTCCAACCGCCACGAAAATCGCCGATGCGGTAAAGCTGGGGTTCCGTCGCCATGAGTAGCTACACCCTCGAGATCATCGGAAGCATTGCACAAGCGCAAAAGGAATTCGCCAAGATTCCTGGCTTTACCGAGTCAGCAGCGGCCAAAGCTGCGATGGCGTGGGCAAAGAATCAGGAGAAGATGCGTCGAGAGGCAGAGAAGACGGCAAATAAGATTGCGAAGGAGATGGATGGAGCGTCGCAAGATGCCGGGAAAAGCCTCGACGCGCTGAAAACAATTGGAGAGAAATCGATCGGTGGAATCGTCGGGGACCTGGCCGATATGGCTGGCGCGTTGGGGGCGCTCGGGCCGGCGGGGATGCTGGCGGTCGGTGGCCTGCTGGCGATCGGTGGCGCTGCAGTCGGTATCGCGGCGACCGTGACTGCGGTGATCGAGCTCGAGCGGGCGGCGCTCGATTACGTGGCGGCTCTCGAGGAGGTCGACGCTATCGACCTCGTCACCGACGCGCAAAAGCAGCAGGTCCTCGAGGCTAACGCGGCGCTCGATGCGCTCGGCATGGTCGCGAAATCGCTTGCAGTCGTGCTCGCTGCCGAGTTGGGGCCGGCTATCGCGGATACCGCTATTTTCTTAGCGGACATCGGATTGCAATTCCTCGATGTTGCGAATGCAGTGTTTCGGACTCATTCGCTGCTGGAATCATTGGCGATTGCATTCGTCGACACGTTCGCCCGGTCGCTGATTCAGCCGATCGAAATGATGATGAGATTCCATCAAGCGCTTGCTTTTGTGGAGCAGTCGCTAGGGGTGACGGACGGCGTAAATAGTAAGATTTACGCGAGCTATGAGCGCTTGGTCGGCGGCATCGGTCGGACGGTAACCGGATTCGATGGACTGAAGGATTCCGCGACCGAAACGAATGGTGAAATGAGCCGAGGGGAGCGGTTGGCGGCAGAGCTGGCGAGCAAACTGTCAGCGTCCAGCGCGGCGACCCACGGAGCGGCCAGCGCGCATCGGCAGGCGGCGGACGGAGCCAGGCAACACGCAGCGGCAACCGCGTCCCTCCTCGGGATTATTGCCGAGTCAGGGCAGGACGAGCTTACCGATTTCCAGCGGCAAACCGTAGAAATCGAATCAGCCTACCAGCGTCGGGTGGATGCCGCTACCGAGGCCTATGGCAAATCCGCCCAAGCCGCACAGGACCTCGCCCTCCTAGAGCAGGCTCTGTCCGAGGCAGCAGCCCGACGGGACCGGGACCGCACGGACGCGGAGCTAGCCGACCTCGAGCGGCGCACGCAGGCCGAGCTATCGGCGCTGGCAGTGGTCGAACAGGCCAAGGCCGATGAGCGAGCCAGAGAGCAAGCGGCCCTCGATGAGGCTGCGGCGAGGCAGGCCGAGCGGGATGCGTCGACCGCTGCGGCTATGGAGGCGCTGCAAGCGAGGTTCACTCAGTTATTGTTTGAGCGGATTTCCATGGTGCACGAAACCATGGCAGAAGAAAGGCAAGCGAATATTGCGGCGCTTGAGGAGCGTCTAGCCAACGATGAGCACTTGACCGCCGCAAAGCGACAGGAGTTGCAGACCCGCTTGGACACCGAGCGCAACGCGCTGACGGCAACAGCGAGGGCACAAAGGGCCGTGACTGCGTTTCAGATTTTGCTGCAGGGTGCCCTTGCTATGGTGCAGGCCGTGGCTGTAGCTCCTCCACCATTCAACGCGGCTACGATCGCGGCACAAGCTGCATTGGTGGCGCTCAATACTGCTGCGGCATTAGCCGCACCCTTGCCGAAATTTCATTCGGGGTCAGGTCGCATGGCCCCGGACGAGACGCCAGCGATTATTCGCAGGGGTGAGGCGGTTCTTTCGGAACGAGCGGTGCAGGAGCTAAACCGAGGGAACATGGGCGTGCTGAATCAGCCGCAGATCCAACAGGTCTTCTGGAACGGGCGGCTTTTGTCCGAGGTGATGGGGATGGCGTTCGCGACTCCGGGGCCTGCTCGACGATTTGTCGAAGCTCGGATGCCGACTGGACGCGGATATAGAGGCTAACCGGCGCGGCCCGTGGCTATCGTGGCTGTGCGCTTCGGTTATAGATATTCACGGGTCGCGCCCTGGGGGGACAAATGGGAAACCGAATCATTCCAGCGAACGGGCGAGCGGCCTTGGTCGGGTTCGGGCTGCCGGATGTGCGGCTGACGCTCGATGAGCTGCAGAGCGGGTCGAGCTACACCCAGTCAGGCCCCCACCCCGGGTCCGATGTCCCGAGCAGCTCGACGTCGCAGTGGAGCCTAGTGGTCAGCGGCGAGCAGTCCTCGACGCTGTATGTCAGGGCCGCTAACAGTGGACTCCCAGAACCGGGGGGGGCTGAGGCTATCTACAGCGACGGGACGGCGGCTTCGACCTATCGCGGATGGTCGCCATCCAACCTGCTGTGCAACTGGAACGCGGCCGAATATTCCCCGGTTGGGACGCTGGTTTATGCCCGGGGGACTCCGAGTGTTGCCGTCATCCCCAGCAGCCAGAAGATCGCGGTCGCATACAACAGCGATACGACGTTGTATTTCCGGCTGTACGACCCGTTCACGAATACTTACGGGGCGAGGAAGACGATCTCGACGGCGCTCTCCTCTGGCAGTCTCACCGCGATTTGTTGTCTCCCGAGGTCCGAGCGGCTGTTGATCGTGGTGGCGGGCCCCAATGACCTCATCGGAGTCGCATGGTATAGCGACGACGACGGCTCGACCTGGACGCAGTATGCCGCAGCGGTATTCAATTCTGGCGACATCCTTACCGGGGGGAATTGGGTAAAGTGTCGGATGTATGCTGTTGGCGACGATATCGTATGGATGATGTATGCCGATAATAATCGGTTCTATATCTTTTCATCGGCGTCCCTCGGGAGCAATTGGACGCGGGTGGCATACAAGACCGGCGTGTATCGCTCGGATGGAGCTCCTCTGCCTGACGGCCGGATGCTGTACATCCAGCAGTCTACCTCGACGGGCAGTCCAAAGGCAGTCATCGTCCCGAGTGTTTGGGATTCTCCGGATTTCACCAATGCAACGAATATCGGGAGCCCTACTCTGCAGCCGGTCGAAATGGCGTGCGTGGTCGAGCCCTCGGGCCAGCTCGTCCTGTATGCGAGGGAGGGTGGGTATTGGTACGTCTGGCGCTCGGATGACGGCAACGAAACGTGGTCGAAGTCGGAAATGGGGGCGTGGACGTCGGGTAACGCGGTGACCACGACGTACCCCACCGATATCGCGTTGGTCTTGGGTGCAGGGGCAACATGGCTGGCGCATCGGTGGAATGCAGCGGTAGGGGACGAGGGCACGGCGTCCGTTGCGCTGGCGCAGTTTGGAGGATGGTCCAACCTTATCAGCGGATACCCGAAGTATACCACCCGGCAATATGATGTCGGGGATGGGGAGCGGCTAGGATTCGGAATTACGGGGCTGGTGGGGTCGAGCGGTGGTGGGAATATTGTTTTTACCCACACCTGGGCACCATTCGACGTCCCGAGCGACAATACGGCGCAGTGGTCAGCGACCGGCACGGGGACGGCGACTCTTTCGAATGATTCGCTCGATATCTCCACCACAAGCCAGACAAAATACTACAGCAACGTTCCGACCTATGCGACGTCCGCAAACGGGAAAATGGTGCTTCTGGCTGACGTCCAGGTGGTGTCAGGTGGTGCAGTGGCCACGAATGATATCGCCATCCGAATCAAGATGTCGACCGGGTCCACCGGGGTTGATTTCGCGATTCGATTCAAGACAGATACTATCCGAGTCCGCGATATCAATGGCGCGACCAATTACGATGTGTCGGTAGACTGTACTTCCCGGGTGCAGGTATTCGCAGGCGTCCAGCCTGACGGGACCGTCGATGTGGCTTGGCGGCGACCATATGAGACCAAGTGGACCAAGATCGCCGGGGCTAACTTCACTCTCGACGCGTCAATCACGACGAACAGCCTACAGTGGGGTCACCTGGCATCGGGCACGGCCAATAGCCGTTGGCGGCTGCTTTGTATTGCCCAAGACCTCCCGCAGTCCGCTTACCGATTCGCGGATTCGGTCACGACGTCCCTCCGGTCGCTCTACGGGCGGATTCTGACTGCTCGGCCTGTCCCGCTCGGGGATACGGCGACGGCTGGAGCTACGTTCCTGTCTGCCATTAGCGGGCCTGCAATCTATAACGAATTGCATACCATCGATCCGGTATATGATTACGGGGCTGAACGCATCTTCTGGGATATATCGCCATCCCTCGCTGAAGAATGGCGGTCGACGGGGACGACGGAAGCTATATTCGAGTGGGCACCATCGGAAGTCTCCAAAACCACCGACACGCAGCTCGGGTCGCGCTCGCTCGTCGTCGGCTTCTTCGGCGCGAACTTCAAGACGGCATACCTCGAGGCGGATGCAGGCTCGGGCTACGTCACCCTCGGGACGTACAACGGCGCAACGGGCTTTGACACTGGGCTAACCGCGACTGTGGCTGGCGATCAGGTGACTCCGAACACGTCCACCACAGCGGACGGCGGGCGCTATCTGCAGCGGTCGGAGCTGGTCGGCGCGGTGGCGGTGGTCAACGGAACATACTGCTATATCACGCGTCAGGAGGAGGGCGGCTGGACGCAGAGTGATACCCGGCGGGCTCGATTGACCGTTGACCGAGCGGTGACCAGCGGTGCGGTTACGCTCATCGCCCGAAATGGGCTCTTGGTCGTGCACAATATCACGACGGCATACCGAAAGTATCGAATCCGCATCCCCTCACAGTCGACTCCGGATTCGTTCTTCCGGCTTGCAGCGCTCGTCGTCGGGGGGCTCGTCGTCCCCGGGCTGCCGTGGGACTGGGGATGGAGCGAGCAGCTCGAGGGCAATACCACCGATGAGGTAAGCCGCCGGGGGACGCTGCGCCGAAAGCAGGAAGGCCCACCTAGGAAGGCGCTTACCTTCTCGTGGTCGACGTCCGGGGCTCCGTTGTATCGGCTGCGATCGGGGGTAAACCTCGATTACCTGTCGCCTCATTCCTCGATCGGGGCGGCGGGAGCGGTCGCGACATATAAGGACGTTCCTTGGCTTATGTCAGGGCTCATGCGTGACTGCGGCTCCGGGGAGATTCCGGTAATCGCATTGAAGGTCGTTCCGGATGTGGCGAGCTCGGCATCAGTCACCGACCCCACCCACTGGGTCTACGGTCGCTTGGACGGGTCCGTGCAGCAGGCCCAGGTGAGCGGACGGACAGGCCAATCCGAATATGTCCGGGTCGAGTCAATGACCGTCCGGGAGATCGTCTGATGCCTCCTCGCAGTCAGGTCCGAGTAGGCCGGCCCGAATACCTCCTTGAGCTGCGAATCAACGGGACGCCGTATCGGTTTGGCTCCGTCCCTCTTCGGGTGTCGAGGGCCGATGGGACTGTCACGACATGGCAGGAAGGGCTAGTCGCGGTCGAGGGCCTCCCCCGGTCGGCGGATTCGGCAGCGGTCACCATCGCCAGCGGGTCGGTGGACTGGGCGCGACTGGCCTCGAGGGGGCAGGACTTGGGCTCTGCTCGGGCTACGCTGTATCGGTGGTGGGCCGGGCAGGTCCTCGAGGAGGCCGAGGTCGTTCTATCTGGTGGGGTCGACGCGCCCGAATACGGCGACGTCAACGAGCCTTTCACCTTCTCGATCACGGCCGAGGCGTGGCGAGATCGCGCCCTCATCCCTAGTGCGACCATGCGGTGTGATGACTCCACTTGGCCCGTAGATACATCGGCGGTCCTCGACGAGCCTGCGAGGGGCGCGCCCTACCCCATTCCCATCGGCCGGCCCGGGGCTGCGGCTTGGGACGCGGCTGATAACCTCGTCGAGGCCGGGGCGGTCATCGCGGCATCCCCGGCCTACTTGGTCGAGTATCACGACTCGGGAATCGCGCGCGACTTGTCGAAGCTGCTCATCGCGGGATGTCCGATACAGGCTAGTACCGTGTGGGTGGTCGATGCCTCGGATGGGCTCACCGAGGCGCGCACGGTTCAATACGCGTCTGACCTGCGAGGCCGGCGGGTGGCCTATGTCGATTTCGCCTCGGCGACCACATTGCGCGCCGTCGAGGGCCACGAATACGCGGTGGCATTCCCTCCGGACCATGGGGGCATCTGGGATGCCGAATCGCAGAGCTACGCGCGCGGGGCTGGCTCCGTGCTCGTCGCGCTGTATGGCCCTCTCCTCGGACGGCTCGAGCCGGGCTCATCGGTCGGCGTCCCGATCGACCTCGGACGGATGGCGGCGCAGCGGGCGTACCTCGATCGGTTCTCGATTGATGGCGTTATTCGCGACACAACCTCGGTGCATGAGTGGGTGGAGCGAGAGCTAGCCCCCATCCTGCCGATAAGCTGGGTCCGTGGTCAGGCCGGGTGGTATTGGCTGGCTTGGCGGTGGGATGCAGTTCCCGAAGATGCCGTGGCCCTGCTCGACGTCGGGACCGGGCGGGTCAAGCGGCTGTCGCGGATTCGTGCGGTTCCAACCGAGGATATCTACAGCCAGTTCCGGCTGGAGTATGGCTGCGGCGCGGATGGAGCTCCGCTTCGTCGGCGGATTTTGGCGGCCGAGGCGGACCCGAATGATACCAGGGTGCGCGCTAACTGGCGCTGCTGGCAAGCTCGAGCGCGACAGCAGGCGAGGGATGCTGGCGGCGGGAGCGAGTGGGCGCAGACGAGCCAGGTGGTACAGGATGACGCGACGGCTGACCGGGTGGTCGAGTGGCTAGCGGCTCGACACGCTACCCCCCCGGTCGAGGCGACCTACGAGGGAGGCCCCGAGCTCGAGGCGCTTCAACTCGGAGATGTGGTCCTAGTCACTGACCCAGATATGTACTTCGATCGCCGGCTTGCCCTCGTCCGAGAGGTCATCCCAGGCGAAGTCGTCCGCGTTGACCTCTGGCTGCTGCAGGCGCGATAGGAGCATACATGGCCCGCACCCCCTACCCCGCTCGACAGGCAGCCGGCCCCGCTGGTGGCATCCTCGGTGGTCATTACCCGACGCCAGGCTATGGGCTTGGGATCGGGGGGATGCGGATTCATGACGATTTCATTGGCCCGGTCGCAAAGGCCGACTGCGCCACCGAGCTGCAATGGGATGTGATCGATTTGGGCTCAGGTATTGATTTGGCCGGGACATTGGACGGACCCACCGAACTAGGAATCCTCAAAGCCTATACCAACAGCTCATCGAGCGCCGGAGGTAACGTCAGGCTGAAAGATACCCGATTTGTTGGCGGGCTTCCGGTTGGAATCGAATACGCAACCAAGGTGCGAGCGACGACCGCTCCTAGCAGCCTGTCGGTAACCGCTTGGTCTGGATTTATTTCGGATCCGATGAGTCAGCCCGATGTCGCCACGAATGTTTCGTTCGTCGGAATCCGTGCCATATCCACTGGAGCTTCGGTCAATTGGTTCGGCGTGATCAAGGATGGCGCGACCGCAGCGAATGAAAGCACCGTCGATCTCGGACATGTTTTCGACAACACTTGGCATATCTTCGGCGCTCGACGCACATCGACCGGGATTCAGTTTTTCAGCGTCGATGCGAGCAAAATCAATCGGTATGGCTACCTAATCGACGACATCGGGGCGGAGATTACCACGAACATCCCGACTGCAGATTTGCAGCCCGTGTGTATCGGATTGAATAACGGAGCGTCGGGAAGTCATAGCGTGGAAATCGACTTTTTTACCGTCGCAGGGACTATAGCCAGGTCCTAGCAGATTCGTGCACATGTGATATCATGTGGCAGGAGGGACTATGGCCGTCACCCTTGCCACGCTCGGCACCGCAAAGCGAATCACGCTGTCAGCCACCCCGAATGTCGCGACAGAAGTCAATATGCCTGCATTCGCGAACGTGGTGGAGGTGCAATTCATCACCAATGACGGCAAGGTGGCCGAGGTTGGGACGGATAACTCCGCCATCGGAAGCGACTTTACCACCCTCCAATCCGACACCCTATACCGAATCGAACTGCTCCCCAAGGCCGGTGTGACGACCGCACAGAAACGCTATCTAGCGAGCGCCACGGGGTCGACGGTAGTCGAAGTCCGAGCGCTCCGGAGCGCACTTCTAGGGGCTGGGGTCTCGACGGGCGGTGGCGGGGGTGGTGGCGTAACCGATTTGCAGACGGCTTACGATAATGGAGCCACGATTACCACCGCAGGGTCGACAGCTATTGCTCTGACCCTGACGAGCGGGGGGCTTACGGTCGCTGGGTCGGGTGCGGTCGACCTCGGGTTTACCGGCACGGATGTCGGTTCCTTCAAGGTAGGCTCGGGCGCGGTCGATATTCAGTCGACGTCCACTGTGGATATTGATTCATCGGGCGGTGAGATTCGAATCGGAAACGATGCGAATGCATACAATATTCGAATCGGCACGGGAGCGGCTGCTCGGGATATCTTCGTCGGAAATTTGACCGGAGCGACCACGATTACCGGCCAAGCGGCCAGTTCGATTACCCTAGCGACCAATGGTGGGATCGACATCGGCGCGGGAGATGGGTCGACGGCGATCAACGTCGGGACGTCGGGGTCCGGAACTCGAGCTGTGGCGGTGGGGTCGACGGTCAGCGCGTCGAGCCTGACGCTTTCGGCGGGTACTGGCGCGCTGGCGGTGTCCGGTGGTGGGGATGTAACGATCAGCGACGGCAACCGAGCCGGCTCGACCTGGGGCGCGCCGATCAAGCTGTCGGCGGCGTCCAGTGAATGGAGTACGCTTGAAACGAATAATGGCAGCGAAGTAAGCCTCATCAAGGCCATCAATAATGCACACACGGCCGCGACGATTGCTCAGGTGGTGTATGCCGAGACGACCACGGCCACGACCCCCAGCCCGCTGACGACGTACACTGTGTTGACGAATCTTTCCGCTTCAATCACGCCGAAGAGCGCTAGTAACACCGTGCTGGTCACTGTCAGCGTCCCCGTAACGATTACCCGGGCGACCGCCGGTAACGGCTGCGGACTGCGAGTCAAGCGAGGGTCGACGGTGGTGTGGGAATCGACGGATGACGCCAGCGGCGCTTATGTCCCGTTTGTCAGCGCGACCGGAAGTACCGGAATGGTATTGAACACGGTAATCTCCGCAACCTTCCGCGATTCTCCGGCAACGACCTCATCCACGACATACAGCGTTGAGGGCCGGGTGAGGGCGTCTACCTCCACCGGCACCTGTACATTCATCTTTGCCGGGTCGACGGTCACGACTCCGGGGACCATCCTGCTCCAAGAGGTGCGCTAATGCGGCCGACGATTACTGACGCGATTCGAAGCCTGGCCCCGGATGCCGCGTTTTCGGTGGATGCTGGCGCTATCATCGCGTGGGAGTCGAGCGTCCCCCAGCCCGACCAAGCGGCGATTCAGGCGGAACTTGCTCGGCTTATCGCTGCGTATGACGCAGACGAATGGAAACGAAACCGGCAGGAAGAATACCCGGGACTGGATCATCTCATCGTCGCTCTATGGGAGCAGACGGTCGAGGGCAGGCCAGCGAGCGCGGCCGAGGTGCAGGCCTTGCGTGAGGCCATCAAGGCCAAATATCCGAAGCCGGGGGCCTGATGTTCCCTCGCCGTGCCCTGCTCCGTGGCGTCGACCCCTCCATCCCGAGCAGCTACGGGCGCGACGGGTCGACCTCCCCTACCCTCCTCGAGGAGGCCCTTCGGCCGCTGGCGACTCTAGCAAGTGGGATGCTGGTCGAAGCGGCGGCGGCAGCGCTCGTACAGCTCGTCCGCCAGGTGCGACAGGTGGGCGGGTCGCTTCGCGTTACCGATGCGTACAGGTCGGTGGAGCAGCAGGCGACGGCCAGAGCGCGGTATGACCGCTGGCATCGAGCCGGGCGACCGAAGAAGGGTGAGGCGGGGTGGGATGAAGGGATGAAGGCTGCATATGTGGCGCTTCCAGGCCGAAGCTTCCATAACGCAGGTCGCGCTATTGATATCCATGTGGCTGCTTTGCGGTTCCCCGACGTGCCGGCATCCCAGCAGCTCGACACCCTGTGGCGCATCGCCATCCCGTTAGGCTGGACTCCGATCCTCCGAGCTCCGGTCGAGGGCGCGTCCGAGTCGTGGCATTTCGATTTTTTGGGCGAATGGAAGCCGGTAGTCGAGCGACGGGGGTACGAAGAGGCGGCTATCGCTGCGGTCCTCGAGACCGGGCAGAACGAGGCGTTCCCGGCCTGTGGGACGACGAGGCACATCCAGGGACAGCTACATCGAGCCGGGTATGACTGCGGCTCCATTGATGGCGTATTCGGCGCAAAGACCGAGGGGGCGCTCCATGCCAGCGGATACCGTGGGATCTATAGCGATACCGCTCGCATCATCGAGCATTGTCACACCCTGGCCTCCTCGGACATCGTCAGATGGACCGCTTGATCCGCGACCTGGGGATCGTCGTGTTGATCCTATTGTTGATCGCCTTCGTGGAGGCATTATGGCGGTAGCAGATTCGATTGACGGCATTCGTCGGGATGTCGCGCAATTGCAGGCGCAAGTAGGTCGGGTGGAGGAGCGGTTGGCGGCTCATTCGGAGCTGTCGAACGAGAGAAACGAAAATCTGCAGGAGCGTGTCGCGACCGCTCAACAGGCGATTATTCGTCAGGTTTCCGAAATGGAAGCTAGGATGAGAGAAGAATCGCAGGAGCGCACAAAGCGGCTACAGATCGTTGCAGGTGTGGTCACTGCCATCCTGACCGCAGCCTCCGGGGGGCTGTACGCGTCGACCCGAGCAGACGAGCCAGCGCCCCACCCACCACCCACAATATCTGCTCCTGTCGATTCGACGCCGGGGCCTCGACCGGATTAGGGGATATCGCCCACGTGGTGTGGGCAGGGGTCGACGTCCGGGCTTCGGCCGGCCCCTTCTATCGCAATTCCCCTCCGTGGTCTCCATTCCCACGGGGGGGATTTTGTTTCGGACGAAAGGCATCCCTCCACCCCGATAATACCGGGATAGAGTGGGCTTCGGCGGAATTGCCTGACCCTGGGGATGGAGGGGGCCTAACTATTCGTCCTCGAGGTCAGCTCGGCGTTCGAGGAGGATCCATCGGATGGCCTCCTCGGAAAGTCCGGACATCGAGGCCCATTCTCGAGAAGTGAAATCGTTACCCATGCTGCAGATTACCGCTCCCCAGCCGTCGCCCCAGTATCGTCGGATCCCCGAGAGCCAGCGGACGCGGGCGCGCGCGCTAGAAAGGGACTTCTTCATCGGCTTCTTTCTTTCCGTTTGGCGCGCGACATAGTTTGACGCTGTCCGCGCGCAGTTCGAGCGATTGACGCTTGACTCCGTCCTTTTCATATTCGCGCTGTGACATCTCGCCTCGGATGACGACTTCGCGACCCTTGATGAGATGGGGCTTTACTGCGTCCCAATGCGCACCCCAAGCGCTGACGGAAACCCATGTGGTCACGGCTTTATCGCCATGACCCGAGGTGCATCCCACCATGAATGAATGCACAGTCGACTTTCCAACATCGCGGGACGTTGCATCCCTGCCAATGAATCCGTGAATGGTTGAATGAATGCTCATTTGGCCTCCTTTAGCCTTGCTTTGCGCTTTTCGTGCATCGCTAACATCGTGCGAGCGCACGTGAATTCCGTCTCACACATCCACAGGACGTCAAGGGGAATCCACTGCTCCCGGTAAATCGGGGCATTCCTCCCCAGATGTAGGACCATCGCCCCAGCTAGCTTGTCGTATCCGTTCTGCCTCCATGCGATGGAATACCCACCGATTTGGGTATACGAATGTCGGTCCGCGGTGGGTAGCTGTCCGGATTCGTTGGTCGACTTCGTCTTCAGATCGATAAGAATCAATTTCCCGTCGACCTCCACCACCAAATCAATCCGGCCACCGAACGCCATTTCACGCGGAACCCCTGCGATGACCCTGACCTCGGACGCTGGCAACCCGCCGGGGAGTCGATGGAGCAGAGGTTCACGGTCCCACCGCCACTGGCACCACGCTTGCCACGCTGGCAGCAGCTCGTCAGGGACGAGGTCGACTGCGTCAGCGAAAGAGCGCTCAATCAGCGAATGGATAGCAGTCCCGAGCCTAGCCGCTTCCTCGACAGCGGCCGATTTATAGCTGCTTTTCATTTGAGCCACGACCTCGCTCACGCTGGGAATCGGCTCGCCATCGAGGAAGTAGTCACCCGGAGGCATCGAGCACCCCCGGGCCAAGGGCGTAATCGACCAGCTCCCCGTGATGCCCAGGGATGCCGGTGGTCCATAGCCCGATGAGGCGTTGGTCATCCAATGCGGCTACCCCGAGCGGGGTCCAGCCAGTATGGTCGTCGATCCACCCGACGTCCAGGTGACTACCATCGGGAAGCGCCAGCATCCCACCCGCACGGCCAGTGATGGCATTACCGGCATCCCAATACAGAAATACACGATATCCGCCGGGAAATTTGAGGTTTCGCTTCACTTTTTCGCCCACTGGTCAAACGCGCCGCGCTGCGTGGTGCCCTCCTCGAGGACCTGTCGGAGCGCCCGGAGAGCGCTCGGGTCGCGGTCTTTGATCGGCGCTTTCCCGAGGCTTTGCAGCCAGGCATCAACGGCCTCGGGCTGCGCATCCAGCGGATGTAGAGTCATCGCCACGACCGGAGCTGGGGACGCAGGCTCTCGGCGCTGCCCTGCTTCCCCGTCGTCGTCCTCCGCCGGGACCCCCAAGGCTGCCATCAGGCTGTACCTGCGCAGATAGGTGCACGTAGACCCGATAGCCTGTGGGCTAGCGTCCTTCGCTTGGGCGCGGATGGTGCCCCATGCCCATTCGCGCTCTCCGTACAGGAGGATGGTGCGCACCGCTACCGACGTCCCCTCCACCTCCACCGACTGCGTCCACCCGATGCCAGCCGCAGAGAGCGGCCCACGGATCGCCTCGACCACCGAGGCTAGGCTCGCATACGACGAGCGGAAATGTGGATTTTTGCTGTCCTTTGCTGCGCCGGACATAGCACCTTGGGCCGTCGCAAGAGCGGCGGCGAACGATGTGTCACTCATGTTCACTCCTCATCGCATGCCGGCCAAGAAGGCCAGCTCGTTTCTAGCTCGGATCCAGCATGCATCCGCATGCCGTACGCATTCTTCGCGGAGCGACGCGGATTCCGCGCCAGCTCCAAGGTACAACTCGATGGCGGCCTGCAACTCACGTTGCGCCTCCTCAGATCTCTTCGCTAGGCTCCGCTGATCATCCGCCCATGGCCCCAGCGCGCCAGAAGAGCTAGCAGTGTCTAGCAGCGCGTCCACCTCCTCCTGGAGGCTAATCACTTTGCCGTACATCATGTGGTAGGCCGGCGTGGGGTGCTTTTCTTTCCATTGTTGCAGACGTTCTTTCCAGTTCATCGCACCGCTCCGCTGCGGTGCGTGAAGGTGGTTTCTCGCCCTTGGACCTCGACAACAAAGTCAGGAACCCCTCCAAACAGCGCGGCCGTGCCTGAGATTGACTGGCTCTGGAGGTCCAGACCCTCGACCGTCCACCAATACTCGCTCCATGAGCGAGCGCCGGCCCCCCAATCATAGCTGCTGGCTGTCACGATGATAGCCGCGTGCTCCTGCAAGCCCATGGCGCGCAGATATCGGCCGAGCTGCATCGGGACGCCGGGCCTACGCCAGCCTCCACCACGCTCGAGAAACTGAATCCATTCGCCCACCGTGGTGGACCACGGGGTTTCTTTGCCTGACATGTTATCCTCCTCTGTTGTAAACCTTGTTTTCTGCGGATAGTCAGTTGTACCGGATGCTCCGATATCTCTGACCGTTTTCGTCGATTTCTGCGGTGGAGACGCGACGGACCAGCCCACAGATGGCGCACCCCTCTGTGTAGACGATCCCCCCGTCTACGCCCCGAACAGGTGCATCGTCCCACTGATGGCGCGACTCGCTACAGTGTGGCTCGATGGGGTCGACCACGATCCTCATCTGCTCCATCTGCACGGTGTTGCGCTTCCGGCGACGGTCCCACCGTCCCACCCAGAGGCGCTCTACATAGGTGGAGTGTCGCGGAGTCGGCAAGTATGCTCGAGCCGCGTGGTGGGCGTCCTTGGCCTGCACCTGGCCCTGTCCGTTGTCCCCTTCAATAATCGCGTACCAAGGCATGGATGCTCCAAATCAGAGTGTTTTCATCGCCTCTGCCACCGGACCATATGCCGGCGCGTCTCCCCATTCAGATTCAATGCTGACGCATTGCTGGATCAGATCCTCAGCTTGCCGCCAGTCATTGTTTTTGCAGGCCTCGATAGCCTGCCCACTAAGAATCCGTGCAGATTTCGCCGACTTGCGCACAGCCGCGCAATATTGGCAATTGAGCATATCGCCTTCACAATAAGAAACTTCAACCAACGAGGAGTCGACGCCCCGATACACATGCCGCCAATCGGCAGTCACAAACATAGAGCGGGCGGTTTTGATCATTTTGATGATGCTCATGATTTCTCCACGGTTTTCGTTGTTAGAACCGCTTGCAGGGTTTCTTCCTGCGGGGCGAATGAGATAAAGCAGATACCATCGCGGTTCAACTCAAACCGGATGCTCTGCCCGTGACGGGAAGTGCGCACGACTTCCCCAGCAAAGTGGCCACGAAAGTAAGCCTCGGAGAGATGCAGGACCGGATGTTCCCGGCCCTCGACGGTTGCTGAGATGACCGTCGCGTCAGGGTGAGCGCGCAGCCAGGTAGCCAGCGTTTCGAGGTGATGTAACGTCGTGTCGGCGGTCAAGTTACCTCCTGGGCATACCTTACCGCGTGGCTTGCCCGTGGGGTATATCCCGTGACATTTCGTGACAACGTGTCCCCCCTTGCGTACCGCTTGCCCCTGGGGTAACACTTACCAGGGAGGCGAGATGCCGCTTGGGTTGCTGGTGCGGGAGGCGCGTGAGGCGCGGGGCTGGTCGCAGGTCGAGTTGGCCGAGCGGCTAGGTCTGTCCGGTGCGCAGGTGTCTAGGGTGGAGGCGGGACTGCGGGGAGTGAGTACGGATGTTCTCGCCCGGCTGGCCCAGGAGTTGCAGATCCCGGCAGACCAAGTCCTCGCAGCGTTGGCCGACGATGCGGTATGACGTTGGGGCGCGGTCGGTGGCGCAAGGGTTGCGAACCCAGGCTGCGCTACTGCGGGCGATGGCAAATCGCCGGCCTGCCACGCCCAACAGGCTGGCGCAGCGTGTGTTGGCGAGTCCGCGCAGCGTGCGGATGCACCTACACCGGTTGGCAGACCTCGGGCTGGTCGAGCGCGACCGACCGACTACCGGCAAACAGTGGGCGAAATGGCGACTAACAACAACAGGAGAAGACCATGTCAGTAGATTATCAGCCGCATCCGTATAGGCAGGGGCAAGCATACTGCGTCCGGACGGTGACTCAGGTGTTTATCGGGCGTTTGGCCGTGGTCCTGCCTGGGGAGATTGTCCTGTACGATGCGTCGTGGGTGGCCGACACTGGCCGATGGTCCGTCGCGCTAGCTACCGGTGCGCTCCGGGACGTCGAGCCGTACCCGGATGGGCCGGTTGTGGTTTCGCGTGCTGCGATCGTCGATGTTTGCGAGTGGGCGCACGCTTTGCCAAGGGGGGCGCGGTGATCCACCCGCACTTGCTGCACCACATGCGCACCGAGGTTTGGTCGGCAGCGATCTTGCCAGGGTCATCTTTGCACCGGGTAGCGCATACGAAATTCGCGCCCTATGCCCCGTGTTCCCAGCACGACGGGCAGACCGCGACGTACATGGAGGGCCTTACGGTCGGCTACCCTTACGGCGAGCGGATCGAACAGGGGGAGCCATGAACTCGGCGCGCCAGTACCGGGACCGCCTTGAAGAACGCGAAGCCCTGCTCGACTCCCGAGCGGAGCGGCTACAACAACAGGCTAACCTCCTGGCGATTGCCGGGCCGTGGGGCGCGTTCCTCGGGCCGGATGGGCTCGAATCTGCCCTGACGAGGACGATCAGAGTCCACGGCCACCAGCTCGACGAGGCAGCCCGAGAGCGGTTGCGGGATTTGCTCCGATGATTCCTCACTACCTACATCCGAAAATCATCGTTAGCGTTAGCGGCGGCAAAGATTCAACTGCGACTTGTTTACATCTTCGGGATCTCGGCATCCCTTACCAAGCGGTCTTCATGGACGTCGGTTGGGATAATGCAGCGACCTATGACTATCTGCGGCACGACTTACCATCAATCATCGGGCCGATTACGTGGCTCCGTCAAGAAGTCCCACTAGTCGAAGGGTACGAGGACGCAACTCTGGAAATTGAACGCTGTTTAGGCATTTCACCTAGCAGCATGGTTCGGATGTGCGTGTGGAAGGGTGTTTTTCCGTCTAGGGTCATGCGCTGGTGTACGGAACATCTCAAAGTCAAACCTGCGATCGAACATTTCAAGGCTCACAAAGCCGATGATGTTGTGGTGGTTAATGCTATCGGAGTTCGACGGGCCGAAAGTAGGGCGCGATCGGTGCTGCCGGAGTGGGAATGGTCGGCAGCGCATGGTGGGCTGCTGGTGTGGCGACCTTTGATCGACTGGTCAGAGGATCAAGTCATCCAACTACACCGACGCCACGGAGTTCGACCAAATCCAAATTATCTCTTTGGTGCTTTGCGGGTTGGATGTTGGCCGTGCATTTTCGCACGAAAGGATGAAATTCGACGCATCGCGGACACAGATCCAAACAGGATCAAAGCGATGCAGATGTTGGAAACCTTGGTGGCAGAACGGGCCAGGGACAGACGCATCAAAAACGGAAAACCGCTTGGTTGGAAACCAACGTGGTTCCAAAATCCGACAAGCGCACTAACCGAAGATGGGCGGCGCGATGGTAGTACCTGGGAAATTGACCGGGTGGTCAATTGGTCGAGGACGAGCCGAGGCGGGCGACAGTTTGAGCTGTTCACGCTACCGGATACCGAGGCCGGGTGCTTTCGGTGGGGCATGTGCGAGAAGCCCGAATGAATCGCGAACTTATCCTCGCCCTGACCCTATCCGGCCCGCCGATCGCATTTGTCAAATGTTGTTACGCAGGGGTCAAAGCCCACAACACATACCAAACCGACAGCGCGAAAATCAGCGCAACCATGTCAGCGAGCTGCTCACGCATCTGAACCCCCCGTCGGCTCCATCCACCGACCTCTCCACTATAGCGTGACCTATGCCTCACGGGTAGAGCCTGTGACATTTCGTGACACCTGCGGCCCGTGTCGAGGGGCTATACCTAGCAGGCATAGGCAGGGGGCAGCATGCATAGAGTCAGTGACGTCGTGCGATTGTATCGGGAGCAGCTAGGCTTATCGCAGGTCGAGCTAGCTCGCCGGGCCGGGGTGTCGTCGGTGACGATCCTTCGGATCGAGCGTGGGGAACGGGGTGTCAGTGTGGATTTGTTGGCGACTCTCGCCCAAATCCTCGGCATCGGCCCGAAGACACTGGGCGGCGCTATCCTAGTGTGGGAGTCGCCTCCGGAGTCGGAGCGATGAGGCGGCTAGTGGGATGGGTAGGTGTAGTCGGGGTGGTGGTCGCGGTCACCCTCGGCGTGCTGGCGGTGGCTTGGGATGCTGCGCTGGCTCGGAGGGATGGGGATGTTTGACGCACATTTGGCTAAAGTAGAGTTCGAGGCCACCATCCCAGGGCAGCCCAAAGCATGGCAGCGCGCCAGGGACGCAGGGCCGGACGGGTACGTCAATCCGGCCAGTTATTCCCGTTGGCTGCGGCAAACGAGCCAACACATACGAGGCCAATGGAAGCAGGCCGGCAACACTCGGCGGTTGGAGTGTCCGCTCGAGGTCGAGCTGGCGTTCTTTCTCCACCGTCCACAGCGTCGACCTGACGGCTACCCTCGGGAGCTCTGGGATATGCCGCCCATCCCAGCGATCGGCCGGTCAGACGTCGATAACTATGTAGCGGCAGTGTTTGACGCGATAACCCGGGCTGGCATCTGGATCGACGACACCCGGGTGTCCGGGCTGCGAGCGTCCAAAATCTGGATCCCGACCAGCCAACCGGAGGGGACCACCATCCGGATCAGCTCACTCTCGACCATATTCTAGGTGTAACGCGATGTTACTTACTCATGATTCAACCTGCGGGCTTCACTGGGCGCGGGGCTGTATGCAGCTCTACGACGGCGTAACAGGGCGTTATACAGACGTTTCACCCGGTGAGCAGGTCCCGGAGTGGGTCCGGCGCGCGGCAAACCGTAACAGTGAGCACACTGGGCGCGTGAGTGTTCCCGTTACGTGGGATGTTTCTTTGTTTCGGGGGTTGCGGGAGACTGCTTCGATGGCGCGCACGTGGGGGTGGCCGAAGGTCGTCGAGTTGCTGTCGAGGTATCGGAGGGTGGCGGCGAAAGCGGATCTCCCTCTGTGGTCGGCGGCGAGCTGGCCGGCCGGCGCGTCGACGTGTCGAACTGCGGACGTAGAGGCTGTGGGGATGCTGGTGCTCGACTATGATGACGGCACCATGACCCTCGAGGATGCTGCTCGGAGGTGGGGACGCTGGCAGTCACTGATCCACACATCGCCCAGCCACCGTCCAGAGACCCCCCGGTTCCGGGTCGTCGTCCCCCTGGCTCGGCCCGTCCCGGCCTCGGACTGGCCTCGAGCGTGGCGTTGGGCGGCTCGATGGGGTGGCGCGGTAGACCATGCGGCGAAGGATGCTGGCCGGCGATACTATCTGCCCGGCGGCGATGCTCCCGAGGTTTGGCGGCTGCTGGTGCAAGGCGACCGGCGACCGTGGCTGCACCTGGATGCCGATCGCCTCCCACCCGAGCCCACTGCGCCTGTCCGAGCCGTCATCCCGAGGCCTCCGTCGGGGCCGCTCCCCGAAACCGAGGCGAGGAGAGAGATAGCGGATCGATTGAAAGCCGACCCCGACCTCCGCGCCAGTGCCGGCATCCGGCTCGGGGGCCAAATCTCGAGCGGCAACGTCCGGGCCGTCCCCTGTCCCCAGTGCGGCGACCGGAGTGTATGGTGGCCTCTCGCACCAACCGGAACACCAAAAGCCCTCTGCAACCACCGCAATAGCTGCGGATGGTCCGGATGGATCGACACCCTCCTCACCTAGCTGGAGTCAACGTGACACGACTACTAGACCTCGCCACCGAGGCGGGGATCGAGGTCGCACCGTCCCCGGAATATCCGGTCGCGGCGAGCCTCCCAGAGGCCGTACAGGCATGGATCGAGACGGAGCGCTCGGTATACCGTCGCTGGGCCTCGCAGGCCGAGTCGCCAGCATCCCGGAGCCTTATGGCTGCAGCCATCGAGGCCGGGCACCGACGACCGGCTGACCTGGTCACTCTGGCAGCACACCGACCGTGCTACGGCTGGGCGCTGCGCTCGCCCGATGACCGGCGGCAGCTTGTTCGGGCGCTGTCACGGATGGCGGATCAATGCCTTGAGGCATGGCAGGCGCAACAGGCCCGACTACCGACCATCGACCGGGTCATCATCTGGCAGAGTGATGAGACGGAATACGAGATCCACGCCCGGGGATCGTTGTTCCGCCTGCCTGCTTCCGACCTCATGAGTCCTAGCCGCTTTGCGGTCGCATACCTGCAGGCCTGCCAAATCGCCGCCGATATGCCGAAACCCGGGCAGTGGAGAGACATGGTCAACGCCATGTTGGCCGCCGCAACGACCCACGACCTGCGCGAAGACGGCCAAGGGGCGTGGTTCCTCGAGGTCATCCGCACCTGTATCCGCCGGCTCCCGGTGCTCGACGAGCTCTCCGAGGAGCTGTCACAGCGGGCATCGATCGGTGTCACAGAGGACGGACAGGCCGTTATCTGCCTTCATCCCCTTGTCTCACGCGTGAAGGCCGTGTGCGAAACCTCCCAACCCCGCGTCTCTGCTGCACTTGTGACACTTCTTGCGAAAAGAGGTGTCACACGTTTTCCCGATGGGCAGCAGTGCCGAGTGTGGTTCCTACCCCCGGAACTCTCGCCCCCGGTCCGTGAAAGATCGGGCCTGTGACACTACTCTTCAATAATAGAGAGATTTTTGAAAAACAAAAATGTGTTTTCAAAAAGAGGTGTCACAGTGTCACAAAACCCGAATCATCCAGCACGAAGCTAAACAAATCCTGTGACACTTCTTTTTTGAGTAGTGTCACAAAATGGTCCAAAACATCGCGAAACCATCGCATCGAGCAGCACTACACGGCTGTGACACATCTTTAGGACTTTATCCCAAGTAGTGTCACAGCAGTGGATTGGACCTCATGTGGTTTCGAACAAAACAGCCGACTTTCAGCGTCCGAACCGACCGATTCCGATTTCCTACAAATTTCCCCCTATATTAAGAGCAAAAGCGCATGAACGTCATTATCGGCCCACCGGGCACCGGAAAGACCACGACCATCCTGACGATCATCGAGGAGGCGCTCGCCAAAGGCACACCGCCGGGTAGGATCGGGCTCGTCAGCTTCACTAGGGCCGCAGTCGGCGAAGCGATCGAGCGGGCGTCAAAGCGGTTTGGAATTGACCCGAAGGAATTCCGATATTTCAGAACTTTGCATTCTTTGGGTTTTGAACTTTCGGGCAGAGACCGTAAGGTGGTGACGGAGGCCCAGGTCGCCCAGTGGCAGGCGGACGCGGGCTACGGGGGACAGGTCGAGGCTGACCTCGAGGGGTGGGATGCCGCCCGACCTGACGCGGTAGCAGCCGTGTGGGAGCTGTCCCGGTCGCTGCGCCTGCATCCGAGACACGCGGCCGGACGCTGGCAGGGGGGCGAGGTCGACTGGCGAGCCGTCGAGAGGTACGGGGCACGGTATACGGCGTGGAAGCAGGAGATAGGGGCGATCGATTATACCGACATGCTCGAGGGCGCACTGACAGTCGCGCCGCCTGCCCTCGACCTCCTTGCCATCGACGAGGCGCAGGACCTGTCACCGCTGCAGCAGGCCCTAGCAGCTCGGCTCCTCGGAGCGGCTCGGGAGGCCTATGTGGTCGGCGACGACGACCAAGCGATCCATGCATGGGCAGGGGCGGACGCGGGCTACCTGCAGCGGCTGGCAGAGGCCCACGGGTATCGCGTGCTGTCGCAGTCGTATCGGGTGCCTCGACTGGCCCACCGAGCGGCACAGTCCATCATCGGCCGGGTCCGACAGCGAGTCACTAAGGCATACGCTCCCCGGGACGAGCTCGGGGAGCTGACCTCGGCGGAATGGGGCCGGATGCTGGGATGCCGGCTCATGGGGGCGCTCTCGGACGGTGCCGCCCTGCTTTGTCGCACCCGCCGGCAGCTCCACCTAGCCGGACGCTGGCTGCTCGAGGCGGGGATCCCGTATCGGTCAGAGCGTGGTGGCGTGGACCCGCTCGGAGCAGAGCGTCAGCTCGAGGCGGCGGTCGCGGTCTGCCGGCTGTCGCAGGGCCTACAGCCTAGGGCGGTCGACCTCCGCGCGCTGGCCAGTCACTGTCGAGCCGGGTCGACCCCAGGCTTGGCTCGAGGGACGCTGGCTCGGCTGCGCCGGGTGGACGTGGACCCGACTGACGGCGACCTCGACGACCTCGGGGCACGACCGCTGCTCGAGCGTGTCTATCGGGAGGGGATGGAGGCGCTCGACACTGTCGACCCGGAGGCCAGGCGGTACTATCGTCGCGTGCTGCAGATTCGGGGCGGACTCCCACCCACGCTCACTCTGACGACTTGTCACGCATCCAAAGGCCGGGAATGGGCTCACGTGTTCATCGACGCGCAAATGACCCGATATCAAGCCAACAGCATCGAGGAGGCCACACCCATGGGCGACGACGAACATCGGGTGGCCTATGTCGCAGCCACCCGGACTAAATGCACACTCACGATTGTCCAGCCGGAAGGCGCGAAACCGCGATACCATTATCCGATATTCCGTCGTGCAGGTTGACGTCGCTCTACCCGTAGGGTACAGGCTAGAGGACAGGCGGGGAGTGAGGGCGATGGGTGGAGCAGAATGGCCAGCAGATGAGTATGGTGCGGACGAGGGGGCACATGGGGTCATGATCCCCCAGCAGGTCATACCGTCAGGCATAGC